CATCCAAGAGGATATGAGGTTGCTGGAAATCTTATCAAACAAGTCGCAGAAGTTACCGAAAAACTAGGTGATCTTCAAGAGAAGATGAAGAGACTTAAAGATGTTCCTAACAATGCTCCAAAGAATGTTACTAACGCATTATTTGTAGGAAGTACTGCTGAGTTACAAAAGATGCTGAAAGGCAAATAATATGTTTGAATATCAATGCAAAATTGTTAAAGTAATAGATGGCGATACCGCTGATGTTGATATCGACTTAGGCTTTGGTGTTTGGTTGAAGAAACAAAGAGTTCGTTTCTATGGTGTTGATACACCTGAGTCAAGGACAAGTGACAAAGAAGAAAAGGTTTATGGTTTGAAGGCAAAGGAGTTCGTGCAGGATCGTTTACCACTAGGATCAACACAGGTTCTACGCACAAAGAAAGATGGTGTTGGTAAGTATGGTCGTATTCTAGGCGAGTTTGTTGTGGATGACACAACGGTAAACCAACTACTGATTGACACACACAATGCGGTTGCTTATTTTGGTCAATCTAAAGATGATATAGCAGAACAACACATACTTAATAGAAAATTTATACAGGTTTGATATGACAGATACAGTATATCTTGGAAACCCCAATCTTAAAAAGACTAATGTTTCTCAAGAGTGGACAAATGAACAACTAGGAGAATATGCTACATGCATGGATAATCCTCAATATTTTATAGAGAATTATATTAAAATTGTTTCTCTAGATGAGGGTCTTATACCTTTTAAGATGTACGACTTTCAGAAAGATATGGTAGGGACGTTTCATAAGAATCGTTTTACTATTTGTAAATTACCCCGACAGTCTGGCAAGTCTACCATAATTATAGCCTATCTCCTACATTATGTTTTATTTAATGCTTCAGTTAATGTTGCTATACTTGCAAATAAGGCGGCTGTTGCCCGTGATTTACTATCACGATTACAACTTGCTTACGAACATCTACCTAAGTGGTTACAACAAGGAGTTATGTCTTGGAACAAAGGAAGTCTGGAACTTGAAAATGGGTCTAAGATTTTGGCGGCTTCTACTTCTGCTAGTGCGGTTCGTGGCGGTTCTTATAATATCATTTTCCTTGATGAGTTTGCTTACGTTCCCGCTAATGTGGCTGAACAATTCTTCAGTTCTGTATATCCCACCATATCTTCAGGAAAAACATCTAAGGTGATGATTGTTTCTACTCCACATGGAATGAATATGTTCTATAAAATGTGGGTAGATGCTGAAGAAAAAAGAAGTTCTTATATTCCAATAGAGGTACATTGGAGTGAAGTTCCTGGCCGTGATGAAGAGTGGAAAAAGGAAACTATTAAGAATACATCAGAGTCTCAGTTTAATACAGAGTTTGAATGTGAGTTTCTAGGTTCTATTGATACACTTATACATCCTAAAAAACTAAAAACATTGACATATGTTACACCTCAAAAATCTAATGCTGGTCTAGATGTATATGAAAACCCAGCAGAAGGTAATTCATATATGATTACGGTAGATGTGGCAAGAGGTACACAAAAAGACTATTCTGCTTTCATTGTATTTGATATTTCACAAATACCGTATCGTATTGTTGCAAAATATAGAGATAATGAAATAAAACCTCTTGTATTTCCTAGTAAAATATATGACACAGCTCGCGCATATAATCAAGCATTTGTTCTAGTAGAGGTAAATGATATTGGTGAACAGGTTGCTAATACTTTACAGTTCGACTTGGAGTATGATAACCTAGTTATGGCTTCTATGCGTGGGCGAGCGGGACAAGTTCTTGGCGGGGGGTTTAGTGGGGGAAAAGCACAGTTAGGTATAAGAACCACTAAAGCAACAAAAAAAGTTGGTTGTTCGAACCTGAAACAGTTAGTTGAGGATGATAAACTTTATATTCCAGATTTGGAATGTATTGGAGAACTGTCTACGTTTATTATTAAAGGAAGTTCATTTCAAGCTGATGATGGTTGTCATGATGATTTGGTTGCTTGTATGTTTATATTTGCATGGTGTACGGATCAGACTTATTTTAAAGAACTAACAGACATGGATATTAGACATACCATGATTAAAGAAAATCAAGATCAACTAGAACAGGACATGGCTCCCTTTGGTTTTATTGTTACTGGACTTGAAGATGAGAATATAGGCGAGATGGTTGATGAATATGGAACCAAATGGAGTCCTATGGTACGAAGTTATGATTCTGATTGGTAATTAAAACCACACAAATATAAACGGAAATATGTATAGTGGCCATGCCAGTAACATAGACATTAACGAAACCTTAATAGGATTTGCGTCAGCAATCTTCGCTGCAGTAAAAGATGACAGTGCGACTGCTGTTTGGTAGTTTGCACTACCTTTTGTGCTTCCCAAGGTTTCTGCATATGCAGAGGTTGTCATGGCGACTAGAATTAGTGCCGCTGTAATGAATTTCATATTAAACTCCTATATTTCATTAATAAATTCAATTAGATCGTTATCAAGTTTTATCCAGCAATTAGAACAAACAACAATAGATTTGTTTATAAAATTAATCACTTCTTGGCGGCTCTCTTCACTAGTTCCAACTCTTTTAGATAGTTTACGGATTTCAGAATTATGAGGGTAAAACTTGAGGCAAACCGTTTCAGACTCACCACAGTGTTTACAATGTTTATCTCCAAGATATTCATTAAGAATAACGATACGTTTGCGGTAGTTGCGTCTAGCAACCTTTTTAATGGTATCCTTATACTTCTCATAATGTTCATTAACCATACTTTTATTTATAAGTTATAACACATATAAAATCGTACTTTGCAATTCTTTTTTTTATAAATATTCTTAATTAACAAATCAATACCTTAAACTTAGGAGTAACAAAATGTCTTTTCTATCTTCTCCTGGCGTACATGTACGAGAGATTGACCTTACTGGCATTATACCAGCAGTTGCAACCACAGTTGGTGCAATTGCTTTGCCAGCAGCTAAAGGTCCATCTGGTAGTATAACTACGGTAGGAAGTGAGCTGGATTTAATTGAAATCTTTGGTAAACCAAACGCGAGTAATTTTGAGTGGTGGTTTACTGCGGCTAACTTTCTACAATATTCCGATCAACTTAAAGTTGTTCGTCCAACATCTGGTCATCTCAATGCAGGAGAATCCTCTGGGGTTCTAGTACGTGATGATGAACACTATCTTGATGCTTACTGGTCTGAATCTGGTGATGGTCAAGTAACCTCTAATGATTGGTATGCACGAAGTGCTGGAACTTGGGGCAATTCAATTGGAGTTCAAACTTGTCCTTCTGCAACTGCGTATGAACAAGATTTGGGTACTAACAATCAAACTTCTGGTGAAGTTGCTGCTGGTGCAACAGTGATTGCTGTTGATGATGCAGATGCAACTGGTTATGCATTTAACGTGGGTGATTTAATTTCCTTCTCTTCAACCACTACTGGAACAGCTATGACTTATAATGCTGGTGACGAAGGTAATGAATATCAAGTCGTTTCAATCTCAACTAATGATCTAACAATTAGACTTGCTGGTGATCCAAACGGTGCAGGACTTCAAGCAATAATTCCTGATAACTCATTTATTCGCAGACGTTGGGCTTTCTATAACTTGTTTGACGGTGCGCCTGGTACATCTGATTGGGCTACTGAAAACAATCGTGGTTCTGGTGATGAAATGCACATTGTTTTATATGACACCACTGGAGATATCACAGGTTACGATTATGATATTGCTGGTCAGTCTACAAACTCTGTAATCGAAAGATGGTCCAATCTTTCGAAGAACCCTATTGCAAAGACTGCACAAGGTTCTAGTAACTATTATGTCGATGTTATCTTTAGGGGATCTCAATATATTTATTGGGGTGATCATATATCTGCTGGTACAAACTGGGGTACAGATGTAACTGCTGCGTATACTTCCGTTGTTCCTATCAGTATCGCAACTTTAACTGGTGGTACAGATGATTATGCCGTAACTAACGGCGAACTTAAAACTGCATATGATTTATTTGCTGATACAGAATCAATTGATATCAACTTAGTACTTGCAGGACCAAGTTCTGGTGTTGCAAATACTGCTGCTGGTATGGACACACATGGTACAATGATTACAGATCTTTGCGAACTTCGTAAGGATTGTGTAGGATTTATCTCTCCATATCGTGCTGCAACCGTTGGTGTTTCTTCTAGTATCACACAAACATCTAATGTTATTGACGCTTTCCAACTTTTACCTTCGTCTTCTTATATAGTGTACGATAGTGGTTACAAATACATGTATGACAAATATACCGATGTATATCGTTATGTACCACTAAATGGTGATACAGCTGGTCTTTGTGCTAATACAGACAAAATTGCCGATCCTTGATATTCCCCTGCTGGTTACAATCGTGGACATATACGGGGTGCTATTAAACTTTCTTACAATCCTAAAAACAGTGAGAGAGATCAGTTGTATCGTGCTAGGATTAATCCTGTTACGAACTTCCCAGGGCAAGGTGTAATTCTCTTTGGTGATAAGACTGCTCTTGCAAAACCAAGTGCATTTGATCGTATTAACGTGCGTAGGTTGTTCTTGGTTCTTGAGAAAGCAATTGCTACTGCTTCTAAATATCAACTCTTCGAATTCAACGATGAATTTACAAGGGCTTCATTTAGAAATATGGTTGAACCATTCTTACGAGATGTTCAAGGAAGACGAGGCATTTTTGACTTTAAGGTAGTCTGTGATGCATCTAACAATACAGGTGAGGTTATTGATCGTAACGAGTTTATTGGTGATATTTACATCAAACCCGCTCGATCCATTAACTTCATTACCCTAAACTTTGTAGCGGTGCGAACTGGTGTTGCATTTAGCGAAGTAATTGGACAATGGGGGTAAATAGAAATGGCTAATATAGATGACTTTAAAGCTAACTTAATCGGAGGTGGTGCAAGAGCCAACCAATACAGGGTAACTATTACACCGCCGCCGGGCATTGCAACTGGACTTGATGTTCGAAGAGCTTCCTTTCTAGTAACTGCATCAAATCTGCCTGCTCAAACTTTGGCAGAAATTGCGATTCCTTTTCGTGGTCGTAATATCTACATTGCTGGAGATCGTGAATTCGGTGAATCTTGGACTACTACATTCTATAACGATACGGACTTTATGATCCGTAACGCTATGGAACGGTGGTCTAATGGTATAAACGATCTTGCCAACAATACGGGTGTGATTGCTCCTGCTGATTATCAGTCAGATTTAACAGTAGAACAATTAGATAGGGATGATACAATTTTGAAAAGTTATATTTTCAAAAGTGCATGGCCAACTACAATCAGTTCGATTGAACTGACAAACGCAGCTGCTGCTGATATTGAAACCTTTTCGGTTACTTGGAGGTATCAGCATTTCGAAGCTTCCGGCGTAAACTTCTAATTTTAACCTACTAAATAGAAGGTAGGAGAATTAAAGTATGGCGGAACTTTTCGGGTTTAGTATAAAAAAGACACAGAAGGAGCTTGGGACTAGTGAAAAAAGTTTTGCTAGTCCTGCTCCTGATGATGGTTCTATTGAGGTTGCGGGCGGTGGTTTCTTTGGTCAGGTATTAGATACTGATGGACGGGAAAAATCAGACGTTGATCTTATCAAAAGATATAGACAAATTTCAATGCAGTCAGAGTGTGATTCTGCTATTGAGGATATTGTTAATGAGGGTATTGTTTCTAATCAAGAAGATATACCTGTGGAAATTTCTTTAGACAGAGTACCATTTTCCGATAAAATTAAACGTAAAATTAGAGATGAGTTTGGAGAAGTTCTTCGGCTATTTGACTTTAATGTAAAGGGTCATGATATCTTTAGACGTTGGTATGTTGATGGACGATTATATTATCAGAAAATTATTGATACAAAGAATCCACGTAAAGGTATATCGGAACTACGTTATATAGAATCAACCAAAATAAAAAAAGTTAGGGAAAACATAAAAGAAGTTGATCCCAAAACTGGTATTGAAATGATCAAGAAAATAAATGATTATTTCATTTATAATGATAAGGGCATCCAAAGTGCTGGAGTGGCAGGTACTGGTGCAAACCAAGGTGTTAAGATAGCTACAGATTCTATTACATATGTTCCTTCTGGTATATTAGAAATGAATACTGGAAGAGTTTTATCTTATTTACATAAGGCAATTAAACCCGTAAATCAGTTACGCATGATTGAGGATTCTTTAGTCATCTATCGTATTTCACGGGCGCCGGAAAGACGTATCTTCTATATTGATGTTGGTAATCTACCAAAGGTTAAAGCAGAACAATATCTCAAAGATGTCATGAACAGATATCGTAATAAGATGGTTTATGATGCTACTACTGGAGAAATAAGAGATGATCGAAATCATATGTCAATGCTTGAAGATTTCTGGTTACCCAGGCGTGAAGGCGGTAGAGGAACAGAGATTAATACTCTCCCTGGCGGTTCAAATTTAGGAGAGATTGATGATATTACTTACTTCCAACGAAGACTATACCGTTCACTCAACGTGCCGATATCACGACTCGAATCTGAATCAGGATTCTCTTTGGGTCGATCTACAGAAATTACCAGAGATGAGCTCAAGTTTACTAAGTTCGTGCAACGGATTCGTAAGAAGTTCACTCCCCT